TTTCTATACATGTTAGTTAGCCCTACAGGCATCGGACATGAATCGTTAGTTCTCCGGCGCAAAGCGACGGTAACGATTCATCTCATAATCGCCAAGTCCGTTCTCCGGTCGCCTTGCGACCGGAGAACTACTACATAACCCGCAATCATTACACGGAGAATTGATTTAACTCATTATGCTAAAACAAGATACATTTTGGAAAATAACTTTGGAAGGTAAAAATGGAGCTAGGCACAAAATAGAACTTGTGCCTACTCTCACTAACAGATTCATTCTTGTTTACAACAATAAAAAACATGATAAACTTGTCACAGCTACAGCAATTACAAAACGTATCAGACAAATAATAAAGAGGTAAGTATGCACATTGAACTCTGGAAAGAAAATAAAGAAAAAGCGCTTAGTATGAGCCGTGCCCTTGGCGCGCCTAATCGCTACATTAATGATTTTTTGTCAAATATCGAACAAGATAATTTTGTTAGTTCTATGCAAGAACTCCTCCGCTCTGATCACGTTAGGATTAGAATTGTTGTTGAAAAAGTTTCACAAAACAATCAAGAAAAATGAAACGCTGAATAAATACCTCCCTCATTATCTCCCTCTTTTTATGTCATACTCTGACATACTCTGACATATTTTATCACTAAATATTTAAATAAATAGCCCTTAGAAAAAATCAATTGGTGTATAAACCAATAATCCCATTAACTTATTGGGCTATAAAATGATTTCAGATTTCACATTATACAGCGGCGCTACATGGAAATGGACTGATACATTTACAGATTATCCCGCCTCAGTTAATGATTGCGTTTTATATCTCCGCAATGGTATTAATTCACCTCATGAAATAACTCCTACTAAAGATGGCGATTCTTTCGATTTTGATGTGGATGCCGATTTAAGCAAGCAAATAGGTTTTGGAAGTTTTCAAGCTCAATATCTTTTTACTCATTCCGATGGAACTGTTGCAGTTGTTGAAACCGCGCTCGAAATAAAACCGCTGTTAAACAATCCGCAAGATGTAAGAACTGAAGACCAAAAGATTCTAGACGCGCTTAAGGATGCTAAAATTAAAATAGCCTCCCGCGATTATGTGAACATTTCCGTAAATGGTAAAACTACAACCTTCAAAACACTACTCGAAATTGAACAAGCTATACACCGGTACAATGTAAAGCTAGGTTATTATAAACAACCAAGGATGATTAATTCATTTTGAAACCGCTTGAATTCATAGGGCAAATGTTTGGGTTTATTCCAATTACAAAGTTGGATGAAACAACTTCGCAATTAAATGAACTTAAAGACACCGTTCAAAACCTTAACAAAGAATTGAATTCCGAAAGGTCTTTTGCCGGTGCGCAAACTTCACACCTTACAAGCGATTGGAATAATGTTTATGAAACTATTTCCGGTATGCAAAGAATTTCTTTACGCCGCCTAGTTGGTAGAAGTAGAGATTTTGCAATTAACGATCCTTGGGCAAAAGGTTATTTAAGGGCATTAGATAAAAACGTTATCGGGCCGGATGGATTTACCCTCCGAAATAAAGCGATGGAATTAACATTCGATGCCGATAAAAAACAATACATACCCCGTTATGATAAATTTGCCAATACTTTAATTCAAGATGCTTTTGAAGAGTGGCAACTTCCTAAATATAATTCAATAACTGAAGACATTGCATTCCGCGAACAATGCGGGCTTATATTAAAAACAATTGCTACAGATGGGGAAATACTTGTAAAACCAATTCGAACGGTAGATAATAAATTCCGCTATACTCTTCAGCTGATTGAATGCGATTATTTAGATGAAACAAAAAATACAACCCTAAGCAATGGCAACATTGTAATAATGGGAGTAGAACTCACACCTTACAGAAAGCCCGTTGCCTATTGGTTAAGAAAATCTAATCCATATCAGAACATGCTTTATAGTTCGTTCTCATCTTCAGATAATGAAAGAATCCCTATTTATGATAAGTATGGCCAAGTTCAAATAAAACATTTATTTGTTAAAGAACATCCTTCGCAAGTACGTGGAATACCATGGTTCGCTCCTTCAATGATTCGATTAAAAATGTTAAGTGGTTATGAAGAGGCTATTCTTGTAGATGCTAGAGTATCAGCAAATAAAGGGTTGATTTATAAATATAAAGATAATGCTGTAGGTGATGAATTAAACACCGCTAACATTGGAGGCGGCGCTTATAATCCAAAAGATTCTAATGGTGTTAAAGATCCTTCCTTACTGATTCAAACAAGTATGCCGGGTGAAGATGTTATAGTTCCTAAAGGTATGGAAGCAACTGTAGCTGATTATAAATCTCCCTCCGGCAAAGAAGGTGAATTTCAAAAGTGGGCTTTACGTGGTATAGCTACCGGTATAGGGATTGCGTTTATAACTCTCGCAAATGATTATAGCGATGTAAACTACACTTCAAGTCGTACTAATCTTTTAGATGAAAGAGATACTTGGAAAACTCTTCACACTTGGTTTAGAGATCAGTTTCTTAATTGGAATTTTAGCGAATGGCTTTCAGCCGCGTTAATGAATGGCGCAATTAATTTGCCTTATAGCAAGTTCGATAAATTCAATAAGCCTTGGTTCCAAGGTCGCGCATGGCAATGGGTATCTCCAAAAGATGAAGCTGAAGCATTCTTACTTATGATAAGTCAAGGTGCTGGACTAGTTGAGGAGTATCTAGCGGAAAGAGGATGGAGCCTTGAATCGTTTATCGAAAGTATGGTTTATGAAAGAAGATTGTTTGAAGAAGCCGGACTCCCATTCCCCGGTAGTAATTATAAACAAGTAGCTCCAATACCAAAAGAAGAAGAGCTTCCTAAAAATAAAAAAGCATTAGTAAATGTGAATTAATTAAAGGTGCATTATGGAAATAGAAATTAAAGGTTTAGAACTCGACAAACTTAACCCGCGCAACTTTGGGGGTATGTGTTCGCGTGTTGCAGTTGTAAACAGCGCTGAAGGTGAAAGTTTTGAAACTATAGCTACTACAGATAAAGCCGCTGTTGTTATAGATTGGGAACGTTGGGAAATGGTCCGGGAAATTCTCCCTATGAGATATTGCGTATTGCCCGATAATGATAAAGCTCCCGTTCTCGATAGCCACATGCGCTATTCGGTTAATCATATTCTTGGCTCCGCTAGTAATTGGAGAACATCCGAAAGCGAACTTCTATGTAAAATTTTTATAAGTGAATCAGAGCCAAAAGTAAAAGAGAAGATTAAAGAAAAAACTATTGATTCTGTTTCGCTTGGTTACATGACCGATTCATCTAAAACAGTTGAGATACCTAAAAACGCAACTGTAATTATTGACGGTGTTGAATATAAAAACGAGTATGAAGATGATATGCCTTTACTGGTTAGATTATGGTGGAAAGGCAAAGAAGTTTCCCTTGTTGCTATTGGTGCTGATGATGCCGCAAAAATTAAACGTGCTATGCAAAGCGGTATTAAATCTAATGATCCCGAATTACAACAAATCCTAAATACAATTCTTAATAATCAAAAAAGCTTAGAAGATAGAATCACAATTAACCAATCAAAAGGAGGCTCTGGTATGAGCGAACCAACAACAAAAACTGCTGAACAACTTCGAGAAGAAGCTTGTTTGGAAATCGAAAAATCAAAATCGATGTTTGACGGCGCGTTCAAACACAAAGCCGACGAAGCGATTTTGAGAATTAAATCCGGTGCTGATGTTAACATTGGAGAATACTTCAAATCTCTTTACGATGAAGTCCAAAGAAACGGCGGGCACGCAAGTAAACCAGTTTCGCACATGGATTTTTCAAAGAGTGAAGCTGATCAATATTCACCAAGTCGCGCTATTGGTAAAATTTTACGCGGCGAAAAAAGAGAAGGTTTAGAATTCGAAGTGTCCGATCAGATTTCTAAATACAGCGGACAGCCCGCAAGCGAAAAAGGATTTTTCCTTGCCGCTGATTTTCAGAAAAGAGCTTTAGATAGTCTTACAAAACGAGCTCACTCAATCGGCACACCTTCAGAAGGTGGATATTTTGAAACGGATGAATTCCGCCCGGACCTACTCAAAGAAACACTTAGAAATCAAACTGTTCTTGGTGAAGCCGGTTCAACTATTATTACTGGCTTGAATGGTACTTTAGTTGTTCCAAAGATTGTTACAAGTTTAACTTCTTACACTCCGCTCGAAAATATTGCAGTTGATAAATCTTATATGGTAGTTGATACTGATGAAGTATCTCCAAAAAGAATTTCAACCGCAACTGAATTAGGACGCGAACAGTTCATTCGTACAAATAAAGGTTTAGGTGGTTTAGACCAAATTCTAATCCGTGAGCTTTACAGCCAACAGAATGTTAAGCTTGATTATGAAGGTATTAATGGAACTGGTTTAAGCGGCAGACCTACCGGCTTGTTAAATATGAGCGGTATGAGTGCACCTTCTATGAGTATAGTTAACCAAAAGAAAATTGTAAACTTCATTCGCATGGTTGCAAAAGCTAATGGCATGAAACAAAATATGAAATGGGTGAATAGTGTTGATGTTGAAAGCCTTCTTAAAATTAGTCCGGTTGATTCTAGCGGTATTGAAAAACTTTACGATTATAAAACTGGAACAATTCAAGGCTATCCATCTATTTCAAGTAACCAAATACCGGATGCTGTTAACATTTTCGGAAACTGGCCGGAGTTCTACACACTGCTATGGGGTGTAGAAGAATTGATTGTTGCAGATCAGCCAAAGCATCTTAACTGGATGGTTGAATTCTCACTTCACCGTTTAGCCAATTTCTATTTAAGAACATCAGAATCCTTTGCTATTGCTGATGATGCTCCGCTTACAGATTGGGAAGAATAATAAAGCCCGCCGGAGCTTATCCGGCTTAATTATTTATTAAAAACTAACGCGAGATAATACAAATGGAAAAGCCTAAAATCACACCTTGGAACCAAGATAAGATCAATGAAGAAGAAGAATTTATTGTGTTCAAACCTTGCAGAATAGCTGTTGCTGGTAAACCGGCTAGAGCGTTCAAAAAAAATGAATCTGTTTCATTAAAGGGCGGTGTTAAAAAAGATCTATACTTCCAAAATAAAATCTTATATCCAAAGGATTTTGAAGCTGTTGTAAAATATGAAACCGAACAGAAGGAAAAATTTCAGCGTGAAGCTACTAAACAAGAAGCTGAAAAATCTTTAAATGAAAAAGGGAAAGGGAAATAATCCTTTCCGCTGGCTTTGAAAAAATAATTCATAATAAAAATAAGGAGATACTACCTTGAAAAAATTATTCTCAATCTTAGCGCTGATGGTGATTATTACATTGCCATTAGTGGCGCAAACTACAACCGATAATCTTTCCGCTTACGCGCGGGAGAATGGCCTTGCTCTTAGATGGAATGCCATAACTGTAGATTCGGTTGAAACAATTTACAGCCAAGCTCTCGACCTCACCAATTATGATAATTACGCGTGGACTACAGACGGGGTTTACATTGGCGGTAAAGCTACTACAGCCGCGGGCAATCCTAAATTAAAGCTCGATTATTTCGTTTGTTATGGTGATCCTACAGTTAACGGAAACTGGATACTTGGTAATGATAGCTTACTTACAAAAGATACTACCTCAGTATTCGGAGCCGTTAGTTTAAGGTTTACAGTTAAAGCGCCTTACGTAAAATTTAAGCTTGCAAACTTAGCAACCGGCAGACGCGTAACCAGACTTGATTTAGGCATCTATTTTATTAAGCGAGATGAAAACTAATGATTCAAGAAGTTGATGTGTTTTTTAATGAATTCGATTTTGCAGAGCCGTTTGAGGTTACATTTTCAAACGGCTCTAAAAAAAGTGTTATGGGTATTTGGAATTCCGAAAATACACCAACTGAAATTAATGGAGTTACTGTTATAAATAATAATCCAAGTGTTGAATTCCCTTATTCAATAGTATCTAGTTTAACTCAGAATTGTACTGTAAAAAGAAAATATTCAAATGAAATATTTTATGTGTTAGAACCTCCGCAAAATGTGGAAGGGTTCGCGACCGTAAACCTTAGCAGAGTTTCAGCAAATGAGTATACCTATAAACATATCGGATAACTTAAGCGACTCTCTCAAAGATCAAATTAAAGCTATAAGTGACACAAGTGAGTATAATTATACTTACACAAAAGTCTATACAAATTCAGCCGCTCCAATTGATGAAGGTATTAATATCACAAAAGGAGAAGAGATAAAGCTGTTCAAAGATTCATCTGAAACTTTAGAGTATTGCAAAACTCCTATTATCATTGACATAATGGATAAAAATAAAACCAAGAATGTAGGTTTAGTTGTAAGTGATATTCTAAAACTCATAGGCTCTAATCATACATTCAGCGGACTTGCAATCAATAGCGAGTACATTAATACCGAAAGCGATGTTACAGATCAACAAGGAAATTTAATTGCCACACGGCGAATTAATATAGAAGTTTTTTACAAGAAAAATATATGGAGTACATGATGGATAACATAACAGTGTCAAGACCCGATGTGCAAGTCGTTGGTAAACCGGGAGCCTACATTATTAAAGGTAAAGATATTGTGCCGGACTTAAACGACCCCGCTATGAAAGCGCGCGAAAAAAAAATTGAAAAAGAATTAAAAGAAAAGGAGGTCGATCATGGCAATAAAAGTTAGGCATACAGTATTCTTAAAAATTGAATCTCAGCTAAATACGGATCCTACTCCGGCCGCCGCTGATGATGCTCTGGAATTACATGATACTCCATCATTCGAAATGGTTACACAAGCTAAAACTAGACCTATTCCATTAGGGCATTTTGGCGAAAGCGCTCCCTTAATAATTGGTGAAGCTTATAAACTTAGTGGGCTTAAAATTCCATTTAAGGCAAGCGGAACCGCGGGCACTGCTCCACGTTGCGGTGTACCTTTACGTATTGCGGGTTTTACTCAAACAATTAGCGCCGGTGTTAGTGTTACTTATACTCCTCACTCCTCATACGATACTGAAACCGCTACCGCTTATTTTTGGGATAACGGCAAAAGACATAAACTACTCGGATGTGTTGCCGCCGCTTTTAAGATTCCATTACAAGCCGGTGAATTAAATTACATTGAAATGGATATTATAGGAATTTATGGCGGTGCTATTGAAGATGTAACTTTCCCTTCACCAACTTTCGAAACTTCAGCTCTTCAAGTATGGCAAATTGCTAACTTCAAAATAAACCCCGGTACCGAATACACACCAACAGTTAGCAAGTATGAAATTGACTTAGGTCTTGAAACTAAAAAACGACCGGACCCGAATGGACCTTATGGAATTTCGAGATATTATATTTCTCAAAGAAAAACAAAATATACTTTTGACCCCGAACAAGATACACTCGCAAACTTGAACCCTTATACTTTGCATCAAGCTCAAACAGAAATAGCTATTGAAACTAAACCAACTTACACCGCCGGTAATTTAATTGAACTTACTAGCGCAAAGGTTACACTGGACGCGCCTAAAGCCGGTGAACGTGATGGAATAGCTACATGGGATTTAACCGGTCAATATAGGCCAAGTATGGCAACCGGTAACACTGATTTAATAATTGTTTTCAAATAGGAGAATGTATGCCACGCGAACTCAAATACTCCGAACAAAACGAAATTACTTTGTTCGATTCTTTAAGCGGTACTAAAATCAAATTATACTACAAAACACCAACTACACAAGATAGAATCCTCTATCAAAGTGCCGCTCTTAATATCTTAACCAAGAAAAATAGTTTTGAAGAAGTTATTAACCTTCAACTTTCATGGGCTGAAAAGTTTATTACTGGTTTTAGGAAAGGTGATTTTACTGTTGAAGGTAAAGAAATCTCTTCAGATAAAAATGACTCTGATTATTATCCGGGGTGGTTTGGTATTCTAAAAGAAACCGCTTCCGATATTTTGATGAATGTTATTAAAACAATTTTTGGCGAAAGTTCTTTTGTTATAAAGGAAGAACCCCGCCCTTTCGTAGTGAATTAAAAAACTATCTCTCTAGCAGTTACCCGGAAACATGGGAGGAGTGCAAAGCTAGACATTCCTCTGAAGCTGAAGCTAAAGCAATTTGGGAAACATACGAAAGAGATAAACAAGAATATGTTTATGACGCGCGCTTCCTTTTTGCGATGTTCATAATTGATTTACAAAATGCCGGATATCCTCTTAAACCTAACAGCATAACACTTGAACAATGGCAATATGTTAGCCAACTAAAAGCAGAGATCACTCAATGGCAAACAAAGTTGAAATAACAATTGAAGGTAACAACGTAACTGCCATTAAAGCCATTAATGGTGTTGAAACTAAACTTGATGGCTTAAAAGGAAAAACTAAAGGTATCGGTTCCGGTATCGGGAATTTAGCAGATAGCCTTGGCTTAAATGCTCTCAATGTTTCAGTTGGTGCTGTTGTTGCGGGTATTGGTGTTTTAATAAAGAACACAATTGAAACCGCTGATGAATTCGCAAAGATGAGCCAACGTACCGGCGTTTCTGTTGAATCTCTTTCTACTCTAAAATACGCCGCTGATCTAGCGGGTGTTTCAATGGAAGGGTTAGACAATGGTTTCCGAAAATTCAATTCTAATATCTATGATGCTTCACTCGGAATGGAAACTTCTAAAGAAGCATTCGATGCTCTAAACATTTCTATTAAAAATAATGATGGAACTCTTAAATCAACTGAAACATTAATGATGGATGTTGCAGATAGATTTAAGGACATGAATGATGGCGCTCGTAAAGCCGCGCTAGCACAAGATCTATTTGGTAAAAGTGGCACTAATCTAATACCATTATTAAACAGCGGCTCTGATGGAATTCAATCTTTACAAAGTGAAGCCCGCCGGTTAGGTTTAGAAATGACAACCAACACTGCTAAAGCCGCTGAAGAGTTTAATGATAATCTCACTCGCTTAGGTTATGCTGTTAGTGGAATAGGAGTACAATTAGCTAGCGAATTATTACCCTCATTAGTTGCTATATCATCTTCAATGGTTACTGTAACACAAGACGGCCAATCACTTCAAACAGTGGCGCAAGGTATTGGAGTAGCTCTTAAAGTTGTAATGACATTAGCCGGTGGTGTTGCCTCCGCTCTTTTGGTTTATGCGCAAGCTGTTGGTACATACGGCGCTGTAATAGGTAAGATAGTTACATTAAGTTGGGGTGAAATTGATGATGTAATAAAAATTGGCATGGAAAGAATTAAACAAACTTCTCTTTCAGCCGGTGCTGGTTTTAAAGCATTATGGCAAGATGCTAGTGGTTATCAAGAAATGCTCGCAAAGTTAAACGCCGGGCAAAGAGAGCAAGATGCTCTAGGTGAACAAACAAGAAAAGCTAAAGCCTTACATGATCAATGGCTAGGTATTGCTGATACTTTGAAATCCCAAATTATGAGTGCCGGTTTAAGCCCGCAAGCTGTTAAGCTTTTAGAGCTAAATAGATATGCTGAAGGTTTGCGAGAAAAATTTAACGGCATTGCCGGTGCTACTCAGTTAATAAATTCACACCTACAAACAATGATTGAAAAGAACTTTGGAGCTGATCCCCGTGAAATGTTCGCTCCAAAAACTGAAATGCAAATTACACCCGCTATAGATCAATCGAGAATAGATTCTTATAAACAATCATTCTTAAATGTTGTAAGCGATATCAGTAATGAGAGCATGGCACATTTTCAAATTATGGAAATGGCGGGCACTAATATATTCGGTTCAATGGGTGATTCTCTCATGGAGTTTGCAACTCTTTCAGAGAATACTAACAAAGGTTTATTTCAAGCGGCTAAAGGATTTTCTATAGCGCAAGCTATAATGAACACATACGAAGGCGCAACCAAAGCATTAGGGCAAGGCGGTTTTTTTGGATTCGCAATGGCGGCGGCTGTTATTACTAGCGGTTTAGCTCAAGTGGCGCGGATTGCTTCTACTCAACCGTCTTCGCGTGGCGGCGGGGGTGGAGGTATATCCCGCCCTTCTCTCCCTTCCGATTCTGTTAGATCTATGGCAACTACAAACAATAATCAAAGATCAGTTAATTTCTCTCTAGTTATTAATAGTGAAGTTTTAGCCGGTACCAATTTAGATAAATGGGTAAGGGAAAATTTAAGCGGTAGCATTAAACGCGCTGTTGATGACGGTACTATTAATTTCGGAGGTGGCGATTGACACCTAGATTATTGTGGTATAATAAATTACTAGACGCAACTGTTACAGCCTCCGGCACTTATGCGGGTTACGATGTAACCAGTGTTCTAGATATGAGAAATTATACATTCTGGAAAGCAAATGCCGCCGGTACTAATTTTATTAAGGGAGCTTTTAGCGGAGCTACTTCAATTAGCGAAGTTGCTTTATGCGGGCATAACTTATCTAGTGTAGGATGTGTTGTAAGTGTTGAGCATAGCCCGGATAATTCAACTTGGACTGAAGCCGCAACCGTAACACCTACACACAATAACGCAATTATGTTTTCCTTTACCGCGGTAAGTAAACAGTATTGGCGAATTAAAATAGTAAACGCAAGCGGGGAACCTTACATTGGTGTTTTATACTTTGGAACAGCTATCGCTTTTACATATCCTCCTAATGGACCTCTTTCAAATTATGAAGAGGGGATTGAAGCCGAAAACTTTGTAAGTAAAACGGGAAATCTTTTAGGAGTTATTTACCGTTATAATCCGGTATCATTTAATCATACTTTTCAAGATGTGGATAAAACATGGGCTTCTACTAATTGGAACCCATTTTGGCACAATCATGCTAAGTTCTTAAAACCATTTTTTTACGCTGTAGATTTAACAAACGCCGCTGATGTTTTCTTTTGCCGAATGAAATTAAGTTATGTAGGAAGCCTCCCTTACAGTAATGCTAATTATTATGATACTTTAACGGTTGACGCGGAGGGGAGCAGATGAGTTTTAGCGATAAGCAAAATGAACTTATTAAAAAACCCGTAACTCTGGTAATTATAAAGTTGGATTCTTGCTCTGAAGTTTTTGGAGTAGATCCTTGTTTAGCTGAAGGTACCGAATGTTTTAACACCTACAGAACATGTACCTACAAAGCGGCTTACGCTAAAACCACAAAAGAATATAGATATGTTAATACAAACGCAAGCATTACAACCATTGCTCTATTGAACGCAAAACCCTTTTTGGAAGTTGCTGAATATTTACCTACAGAGCTTTTAGATGATAAAACTATTCCCTCCCGCGCAAACTTAACCTTTGCTGATGTGCCCGATAATGATATTGGGATAGACCCATACATTACAGAAAGAGCAATCTCACAACTAAATGTAGGTGGTACTCACTTTAAGAAATTGATTGAACGAAATCCCTATATAAGAAAACGTACAGCCGAAGTTTATGAGGGTTATGAAGGATTAGCTTTAGAAGATTTTGAACTGAGATATGTTGGTAAAATAAATAGTTTCAGCCGCGGGAACGGAACCGCAAAGATAGGATGTATTGATAATATCAAAGCTTTAGAGAGTGTAAAGTATCCCATTAAGTTAAACGCAAAAATAACTGAAGACCTTGGCGCAATTACCAAAGTTGAAAGTGAAGAAAAGATGCTACAACTACCCGCGCTAAATGGTGATTATGCTTTGAGAACGGATTTCTTATTTATAAAAGTTGAACAGACACTTGGAACTAACGGCTATTTAGATCAAGATTATTATTACCGCGTGGTAGCTTTTGACGTAAACGGAAACCCGATTGCGAGTTCAAACGAAATTATGTTCGCTTATGAAAATCCCTATGATGAATTTACACTAGATTGGGATGCTGTTGATAATGCTTCTTATTACCGAATTTATGGAAGGGATGATTTTACCAAGTACATTCAAACAACAGAAACTACTTTTACTGATGATGGCGATTTTGAGTTTACTACAGATGGAACCCCTCCGGTTGAAGCTTATAGAATTATGCAACTTAGCGGAACGGATCCGGCGGACTTGCAAGCTTGGAACCCGATAGCTACAGCTATTAATTTAGGAATAGATGATACTTCTCTTTTAGATTCCAGCGGGTATATAAGAATTGAAGATGAAGCTATTTATTATGCTAGTAAAGATGCCGATTCTATTAACAACATTAAAAGACTTCAAGGCAATACAAAAGGTGCTAGGCATTATGAAGGTACAAATATACAAGCTATCTTCTCAAAGGCTCCGGGCAATCCATTCACTCATTTAATGAGTATGCTCACTGTTGCCGGTTACTCCGCAACTGATTATGAAAAAACCAAACTAGAAGCTTATAGAGATGCTTACACGGGTATAAACTTTAGCTACCTCCCAAATTTTAAGGATACCGATTTCGGCAAAATAGTCTTTGATATGGTCCGAATGCTGAATGGTAAATTATGGGTAAACGAATTAGGTAAAATAGATTTTAAGTACATAACCGACAACACCGTAAGTCATACAATAACAGACGCAACCAACATTGTAAAAAATTCCAGTTCTGTTGAATATAATCTTGAAGACTTAAAAACAAGAATCATTTTAACCTACAATAAAACTGAAGCCGATGACAAAACCAAATATGATAACGCGCATGTAGAAATATATGTTGATGCTGAAGGTGCGAATGAACAAAATGAAGTTAACGCTGAACCACTTACAACCGATTGGATTAATAATGATTGCGGAACTCAAACAGCTATTACTACTTTCCTTTCTACTTTATGTAATTCAAGACTCGCTAAAAGAAGAACGCCGCGCCCTTCATTCTCATTCGATGTTGAACTAAAAGATAGTTCTATTAAAGTAGGCCAACTTGTTTACTTAAACACTGATGAATTTACCAACTATGACGGTACCGATTACACCAATAAAATTTTTGAAGTAATTAAAAAAGATCCAAAAGAAAACAACATAACCTTAACGGTTCAATTGTGGGATGTTGACGCTATAACTACAACAACTGAAGAACAAGTTCAGATTTATAACAATCCCAAACCTATTAATAATGTTATAGCAACTTTGGTAAAAGTTACCAACTTAAAATATATTGATGAAAATGATGATGAATATACAGCTGATGATCTATCTCAATATGTTGGTGATAGATTTAAGTTTAAGTTTGATAACATGTACGCAAGCTCTGAAGAAACCGCTACAGATATTACCGGTGTAGAAAGACAACTACCTTTAATAACTCTGCTACCTACTTACTTGCAAGTGGTTGATACTACTCAATGGCAAACAACTAAAAGGTATTATGTTTATATGTTTGTTGCTACAGCCGGTGAAAAATTCCCCGTAACAAAAAGACCTACAGTTGATGATGCCAATGGTAAATGGTATCTAATAGCAACCTTGCCCGATAAAAAAATAAATGATGAAGATTATAAATACATCTTTAGTAAAGTAATTGATACAAGTTACACCGGTTTATATGTAAGCTTTGACATTTACGCTGATACTACTTTGCACTATGACGCGAACGCTCCGGTAGGAATTAATATTGAGGCGGTAACATGATAGGAGCATTCTTTATAGAACGAACGGGAAGCGCTCACTTTAGTGAAGGTATTGAAGCGGGGCACGGGCTTTCATTTATGGCTGTTGAGGAAGTGGGAGTTGATATTCCTAAATTAGGAATGGAGATGGACTTTTTATATCTCCGCAATAAATTCGAATATAATTTTTTGAAAAGTGAAGTTGTAGCTTCAACTATAGGCGGTGTTACAAATAGCACTATCTCATTTAATTTAGGTGGTACAACTTCAGCAAGTTCTAAAAGTCTTTTAATAACCGCCGGTGTTAGTGACACAGAGTTAATAAGTCTTATAGTTGGAAATAATGATGTTGTTTATATCCCTCATTTTGAAAAAGGAATTTCCGCAAAAGGATTTTCTATTGCGGCGCGCGCTATTGGATCTGAAGAGCTGTGGGTTATTGATGAGAGCGGGAATATAAAAGGGGCAACACTTGCCATTGGCACAAATAAATTTAATGTTGATACAAACGGCAACATAACAAAGCTTAATAATTTAACTTACAGTTTTCCGGCGGCGCATGTTACAAGCGGCTATCTAAAAAATAATGGTAGCGGCACTCTTACATGGTCAACAATTGCTTTTAGTGAATTAACAAGTAAACCAACAACATTAAGCGGTTATGGAATAACAGATGCGGCGGCTTTAAGCCATGTGCATACATTCTCAACAGCGGACGTTATAGATGTAGACAGTTCTACTTTGGAATGGTACTCGCTAGGTGGCACTCCAACTTATAAAGCATTGCGAGTAAAGGATGGTTACTTCGCAGAATTATTAGGTAGTTATTCAAACCCATCTTGGATAACATCTTTAGCTTGGAGCAAAATTAGTTCTACTCCAACAACATTAAGCGGTTATGGAATAACAGATGCGGCGGCGCTAAGTGGCAATAATGCTTTAAGCGGTAACAACACTTTAACCGGCTCAATAATGTTTGATGGGGAGGTTGAAATAACACCTACAAGCGATATGAACCAATCTGTAAGTGGTAAAAACACTTTAATCATTTATATAGACGATGTGAATTATGAAGTTACCCTAACTGGCGCGACTGATGGCCAATTCTTATTTGTGAGTAATGATAAAGATTCGTTTGATTGGGTTACAATTACACCGGTTAGAAACGGTACCAATTCTAGTTTAGTTTTATCAATAGGGGAATCGGCATTACTTAGATATAGAAGTTCTGAAAGTACTTGGTATGCGGCACAATTTTAATAATCATAATCCAGAGAAGGGGAGTAGTTATGGACCAATACACTTTTATTGTTTTCGGATCAATGGTAACGGCGGCGCTTGCTGTAATTGGATTTTTAGCAAGTGTTATATTCAGCGGCTTTCAAAAAAAGTTGAATGATTCCGTTAAAAAAGCTGTAGAGATAGAAAAAAATTATCTTACAAGATTTGAGGAAACCAATAAAAATATTCATGCGCTTGGTGATAAGATTACTGAAAAGCTCGACACAAAGATAGACAGCCTTTCTGAAGAGTTACGTGAGAATTATGTAACTAAAGATTTTTGTAAAGCTATGCATGGAGGTAACTAATGAAATATGACATTAAAGAATTTTACAGAGGCGCGCGGCATGTAGTAACTGTTTTTATAAATGGGGATTATTCACTTTATAAAATATGGTTAACAGCTAAAGCTATTGATTCTATAACAGCCGATAGAATAATAGAACTTAAAAATGATTTAGCCGGTGGCACAAGTATAACAGTTACAAAAGTTGGCACACGTACAAAATTAGAATTTATATTCGATGCTACAGATACACAAGATAGAACTGAAGATGTACTCTATTATGATGTAGTAGCTCAGTTAAATAGTGACCCCGAAGTTACACTTATTGAGAAATCCGAAATAGAATTATTGGGCGATGTTAGAACCCCGTATGATGGTACTGATTTACCGGAGGATGGAGAGCGCTATTTCCCTATTTTAATTAGCGAAATTGGCGCGGGCAAAGTTCCAAAAGTAAATGCTGAAGCTGATGATGTAGAAGGTATTCTAGTCTATACAACCGCCGCCGCCGATTTATTACTTGGCAATAAAGTAGATAAAGTAACCGGCAAAGGGTTAAGCACTGAAGATTATACTACTACAGAAAAAAACAAATTAAGTGGGATTGAAGCCGGAGCTGAAGTAAATAATATAAGTGATATTAATGCTACAGATTTGACCGATTCCGGCGCAACAACATTGCACAAACATTCCTACAGTAATTTAGATAACCTCCCGGATTTAACATTAAAGGCTGATTTAGTAGAAGGGAAAGTTCCCTCCACACAATTACCAAGTTACGTTGATGATGTTGTAGAGGTTGCTAATTATGCCGCGCTTCCCGTAACCGGAGAAACCGGTAAAATATATGTAACACTCGATACTAATTTAACCTATCGTTGGAGCGGTACGGCTTACGTGGAAATTTCCGCATCATTAGCTTTAGGTGAAACAAGCTCTACAGCTTACCGCGGAGATAGAGGCAAAACAGCATACGACCATAGCCAAGTAACCCATGATAAAACATTAGTAGGTCTTGGTAATGTTGACAATACAAGCGATTCCACAAAAAACAGCGCCACCGCTACATTAACAAATAAAACATTAAGCGCCCCGGTAATAACCGGAGTAACAAACATAACCGATGCAATCTTCAACCGCGCCGTGCATAGCAAGGGGGATGAGGGAGGGTACTTATTAGCACCATCGCAAGGCGTTATTATACCAGACAATAATAACCTATCGTTTGTTTCGGGTGGTATGTCTATTCTGGTATGGTTAAAAATGACTGATGCAACAAATTTTGGTATAATCAGTAAATTTGAAAGCTCAACTAATAATAAAGAATATATCCTTCGGGTGAATACTGCCGATAAGTTAGTTACTCAACTGTGGGATGCGAGCGCAAATGCTTACATAGGTAGATTATATAATACGGTAGTCACTTCACTGGAGGGTAAGTGGATTCATATTGCTATGACTTATGACGGTAGTGGAGCTTCAACTGGTATAAGGTTATATATTAATGGAATTAGAGTTGATGATACAAACGATAACAGCGGTTCTTTTGTGGCGATGGAAAACCTTGTTCGTAATTATTTTATTGGTGCTTATAACGAAAACCCAACTGCCAATGGTAATATTGCGGATGTTAAACATTTCAATAAAGGACTTACTCTATCAGAAGTTCTTGCATATTATAACAACGGAAGCCCGACTGAATACGCAATCCCCTTTAGCGATAAGGGAGCGAGTAATACGGAGTTAATTACTAATGGCACGTTTACTGGTTCTGCTACTGGTTGGACTTTAGGTGGAGGTTTTGCTTATGGTACTGATAATATAGATGTAACTGCAAGTGGTTCAATGTATCAAGCAATCCCTTCTTTAATTGTAGGCAAAAAATATAAAGTTTCTGTAACCTTTTCTAATTATGCAAGTGGTAAGTTAGATTTACAGACCTTTGATGGTACAATATTGCACACATTCCCTCTAGCCGATGGTACCCATACCACCGAATTTACTTGGGTTTATAGCAGTAATGGAACAAGGCTTTATTTATCAAGCAATGGTGCGGCAGTTTATAAAATAGACAATGTTTCCTTAATTTCCATTGGCAACGTCTTAGACTTGCCGCCGCAGAATGCGGGGAACTTAGGATGGATTGATGCAAGTGGTAACCAATTAAGTGGTGCGACTTCTGGAACTCCTATTTGTTTAACGACCGTTACAAGACCACCTATACACCGAGAAATTAAAAAGAGTATTGCTAATACAGCAACAACATTAAGCGGAGTTGTACCTCGTGGTTATCGTATTGCCTCAATAAGATTAAAAGGTAGCGATAGTTTAACTGGTATTAAGATAGGTAGCTCAAGCGGTGGCGAACAAGTGGTTGCGGCAACAACAGCAAGCACTACAGCGACCTTAGCAACCTTAGCGGCAACTGCCAATGCTGGGTATTCAGAAACAGCGGAGCGAACTCTTTATGTTGAACACGCAACCGCAGGTCAAACTTTAGATGTAATATTGGAACTCATAAAAGTAGGCAACTAAATGGAAAAGATAATCGAACAACCGTTTGAATTTTTAGGGCATCAAGTAACGAAAGTTAATTGCAGATTTATTCAGACAGATTCACAGAATCAAGACGTATTAACTTGCGATTTATTCGGATGCGAAAATGATACAGAGTTTATTATTTATACCGATAAGGCTTATGTATTAGGCGAGCAACCTTTTGAATTAACTGATGAAGAAATAGAGGCATTACGAAAATGATGTTGATACTTAAAATACTTTGGACATTGCCTCAAACATTATTTGGGGTAATGTTTTGGATTTACCTAATTGCAACTAATAAAAAAGTAGATAGGTTTTATTGGAGCACAAAAAACGCTGTTACCTTGGCAGTAAAAAACTTTCCTAATCTTTCAATCGGGAACGGTATAAACCTAGGGGAATTTATTTTAATGAAAGCATGGGCTTCAAACTTCGAACATGAACTTAAACATTACAAACAACAGCTCTGGTTTGGATGGTTATGGTTGCCGGTTTATCTACTTATTACCGGCGTACAAATGCTGTTCGGGGTACCTTATAACGAAACTTTATTTGAGAGGTAAAAATGAAAGACTTATACGAATTCCTTAAAAAAGCATTAAGCAAAAACAATGAGCCAAGTTCATCTAGAGTGAATGTTTTTTATTCTATTGTTCAATGGGTGCCCGCAATTACTATTTCATTTTTGTATGTAACATTCGCTTATAAAGATTTAATTCTACCTTACGCCGCAATAATAATGGGTAGCTTAAATCTTTTGTTTGGTATTAAAGTAGTTGAGGCAATAAAAAAACCGAAAGAGGCTAGTGATGAAATCGAAGCAAAATAAATATTTAATTGTAAAACAGAATGTTATTCTCAATGAAAAGTTAGATGATGCTATTTATAAACTGGAGCCTTATTTCAGAGCTGTAAATCTAATTGCCTATGTAACCTCCGGTATAAGAACGGCGAATGATCAATTGAGAATAATCAAAGATTATCTTACAAGAAAAAACATCAAAGATGAATTTATAAATGATGATGTGAATTCGAAAGTCGTTTATAATGGTGAACAGATCTACTCATGGCAGTTAGCATGGAGCAAATTATTAAACGCGAATGTAATTATAAATCCTCCATTGCAAGCCAAGTTACTTTTATCATACATAGGTAGAACGGGAAAGGACCGGAAAGGGGATTTATTTAATCCATCTCCACACTTTGCCGGAAAGTCGTTTGATATTGGCGGCGGCGCAAATTCTATTACTGATGAAAAGCAAGCTCTAATCTCCGCTATAAAAGCCGGGGCGGTTCCAATGATAAAAGGTTTTGTTGAGGAGCGACAGAATAACTGTTTACATGTGGATGTGTTATGAAAGACAAAATAATGATTGGACTTCTTTTATTCATTGTAGCTTTACTAGTAATTTCCGAAATGAAAAGCTGTAGCGCTGAAGGTAACTTAAAACGGATGTACGAAAAACAAAATGAAAAACTTCAGTTAGCAATTGACAGCATTCAAGCGAGAGATGCCCGCCGGGTAGATAGCGTAAAGATTTACCAGAATGAAATTAAATATTGGATAATTGAAAAAAAGGAACTTCAAAATGAAGTTAATAATACTCACAATGTTGATAGTCTTATTCGCTTATACTACAAACACCGCGCAAATCTATCCTATTGATTCCAGTAAAGTCTTAATAACTTTAGCGGAGTTTAAGCACATCATCAAAACTAGCATTGAGCTAGAATCATGTAGAAAGGTAAATACTTCACTTATAAGTGAAGTTGGAATTCTTTACCGGAGCATTGATGATAAAAACACTCTGATAGAACTAAAAGATAGAATGATTGAAAACCTCCGCGAACAGTTAGACATTAAGCCCGCATGGTATAATAAATTTGGTTATGGTTTTGCCGCGGCGGTAATTGTGGTAACTGCAATACTTTTTTTAGTAAAATGATTCATGATAAGCCGGTCATGTATAGAAATATGAAAAAGATGTACATGATTGCAATTATTATTTATTGCGTAAAAATTGCGTATTTGGCAATTTAAAAGCAGGTAACTAAACTTGCATAAAATATTATTAAATAAGTTGTTAATGCCAAATAGATTAAGTGATAAAGTTAGATAGACTGATTACATAATGTATATTATGTAAACAAGGAAACGATAATTCTTCAAGCTCATTCAACTTCTTATTAAATATATAAAGCTTTTCAGAAAATAGCAAAGCTATTTTCATTCAACATTAAAAAAAACCGTTCTTTATTACATTTATACAAATACATGGTAATAAGTTGTATAACATATTATTAATGAAACGGGATTAAAAACGTTTCCCTCTATAT